TCCTAACCCGTTTCTGCTAACCTTTAAAACTTAACTATGAATATTATTATAACGCTTATTTTCTATTGAAAATTATACAAAATGTCGCAAATTAATAAAATTAACGTTAAGAAGAGCAAAGGATCTAAGGTGACTCCCAAGGGGGATAGCCGTAGAATTCCTAAGGAAATCATTGTGAAACGTAAGATTAAAGATAAGGAATTACGTATTCACAATAAGCGTGATATTAAATATCGCGAGGACCCAGAAAGAGGTTTTGAACCTCATATGGGTATTGCCGAGATGAGTTTTGGTATAGATGTTCTTAACAAATTAAGTGGTCTTCATAATATAAATTTAACGGATAAAGTTTTATCTCAAATTGAGACAATTATTGCTTTATTTGTTGCGTTACAGTATTGTGAAACACCGGCTAGTTTTTCATCAACATTATTTTTATATCTTAGAACTCATGTTAATAAATCGGTGGTCGTTCAGATACACGAGTATTTGTTCGACGTTTTATCACCAGTTGCACCTCATAGCTCTTATCATGATGTAAGACCTTCTTGGCTTGAATTTGCCCGAAATGTTAAAGATAATTGGGCTTTATGTAAGGATAATAAAGTATTTAAACAGTTCTCCAAATTGATGGGAGTTGTTGTTGTTCTTAATTTATGTGAAGCATCATCAGTTACTTTTGATATCAAAGGTTATAAAATTTTTGAACCTAGTTTGGAAATCATTCATGGAGGCGCCCTTGATATCATTGACGCTGCATTGAGCACCGTTACCTTTTTTGTTGAAGCTATGTACAATTGTTTTGTGCATAGAAGTCTTAAACCTCTTTTGATGGGAGACTCTGCTTTAATGGAGATGGATGATGAGTATGCTACCATAATTAATTGGTGGGAACTTGTTAAGAATGGTAATTTAATGCGGGTTGCTAATGTATCAGATGCTGAATTCGATCGTAGATTAGAAACTCTAACTAGTAAAATTAAAATGCTTATGCAAAGCTTAAAAGGTTTTGAAAAGAAAATTACTAGTGACAAGTTTACTCGTTTGTTAGGCATTAAGAATGATTTCATTACCCGCAAAATTAGTAGTGGAGTTAGGCGAGCGCCATATTGCATTGAATTTTTTGGTAGTTCGAGTCAGGGTAAAACCACTTGTGCTGAACAGATGATTATTGCTTTATTGGCATCAGCGGATTTGCCGACTGACAGGACATATTGGGCTTCTTTTAATGCGGCTGATAAATATATGTCAAATTGGTCAACTGATAAGTTGGTTTTGCAATTTGATGATGTAGCTAATACAAAGTCCCAATTTGTAGAAACTTCGCCTACGCAACATATTATTAATGTGTGTAATAATCAGCCTTACTATGCCAACATGGCTGATTTGAGTAGTAAAGGTAAAATATTTGTTGAGCCAGAATTAGTTACTGCTACAACAAATGTTAAGGACTTGGATGCACGATTATATTCTAATTGTCCTTATTCCATTCAGCGGCGTATGCATGTCATTATCACGGTTGAAGCCAAGCCTGAATTTCAGTTAATGGTCGATGGCAAAACTCAAGGTATAGATGCTAATAAAGTTGCTGCGAAGTATACTATTAATGGCGTTTATACTCAACCAACTTTTGATGATATTTGGAATTTGACACTTGAAAGAGCTGTTCAACCTGTAGCATTATCTGTTGGGGCCGGTTATGGAGTTATTGTTCATAATGGCAAATCTTTAAAAAATATTTCATTTATGGAAGCTACTAACTTTCTTATAATGGAGTTTGCGGCCCATAGAGCCGCTCAATACAATATTATAAGAGGTATGTGTTCTAGAGATAAAAATGTTGAACGATGTAATGAGGAGGGTTGCATATATATTAAACATATGTGTCCGATTCATAGTTGCGCCCCGCACTTTGGTGATGAAATTTATGATGTATTTAAATCTGTTCCTAATGCTGTTAGTTCAGTTTTTGATGGACAAATTAAATCAGTTGAAAGTGGGGTGGTTAAGGCTATGTTATTTTGCGGTGCATATGCCGCTCGCAGGAGTGATTTGTATATGTTTATGCCTACTTGGATGGTTCAAAATGAACTTGTCCAGAAATGGTATATTTTTAATCAGGCAGAGAACATTCGTAAGCAATATGCACGCCATACTTTTAAGTTGTGGCTGTACCATGCATTTGCTTTGTGTATTCTTTATATGTTTTTGGAAGCTGTTTTTGGATTAGCCAAGTTGAGTTTTCCTGTTGTTGCTTTATCCGCTTCTTTATTTCAGGTTGAATTACAAAGTAAACTTGAGGCAGAGAAAAGGAAGGAGTTGATAAATAGGAATTCTGCTATTGATGTCTATGATTATTCAGCCATTATGTATCGTGGAGAAATGTGTATGTATGCATGTTTCGTCTTGGTGTCAATGGCAGTTTTTGTCATGTCAGATGGATTTTTTGATTTCATGATCAATTTTATTACTGCTGCCTGTTTTATGTTTGGCTGTTATAGAACTTTTTATGCTTACTTTGCTGAACAGCAACGAGTTGCTTTATTTGCTCAACAAACTTTTAAGCCTACGGCAGAAAGAGTTAGAGATGATGCTACTAAATTAGTCACTGGTTCAGTTATGGTTCTTGGCGGTTTATACCTTTTATCCAAATGTTATAAAGTTTGGAAAGGTATTCAACCCCAAGGGTCACTTGAGCCTAAAACTGTTCAGGAAATTAGTCAACGCGACAAGGAAGTGAATGTTTGGTCAGGAGTTGTAAAACGCCCTTTACCAATTACACCTGTTTCTAAGACAGTGACTCATCAAACATTGATAGATATTGTTGAACGTAATTTGTTATATGGCTCTATTGAGGGTGATAAAGGTAATATGATGGTTAATGGATTATTTATAGATTCAAATATAGTTATTATACCTAATCATTATTTTGTCAAAGATGAAATGAAAGCCACCTTTAGGAAGTCGAATCCTGAAGATTGTGGTGGAAAATTTAACACTTTGATATCTATAGAGAATTCTGTTCTTATACCTGATACTGATTATCGTGTGTGTTATGTTTATAATGGTGGTTCTTTTAGATCATTGATTAAACATTTTCCGCTTGATTTATTGCCGGATCATCCTTTTTCTATGATATATCGTATGAAGGATGGTCAGTTGATTAAAGCTGTAGGTTTTGCTAAGACTGGCCAAGTTTATAATGGTATTAAACATTTCATAGGTGGTGATTATAATAGATTGTCCATTGATACGTTTCATGGTATGTGCGGAGCGACTGCTATTTCTGATACTCATGGCTGTGTCATTGCTGGTTTACATTTAGGAGGAATACAAGGTACCCCTCGCGGCTGCTATGGTGCATTAACACAAAATATGCTGTTAGTAGCTATACAGCAGTTACGTGGTAAAGGTTTAGTTAAGACCGGCTCCGGTGAGTTATTTGTTGAAAAAATTTTAGATAAACAAATATTAACTCATAAGGACATACATCATAAAAGTCCTATTAAATTTTTACCTCAAGATTCACAAATTACTTTTCATGGTACATGTGTGGGTGCTTCTTCGTCATTTTCGAGTGTTGAAGTGACACCTATATCACATATCGTGATGGATGTTTGTGGAATTCCTAATAAATGGGGTCCTCCTAAAATGCGACCTGAATATTATGGTTGGCAAACTTGTTTATCTAACATGAGTCATCCTGGCGATAATTTTCCACAACAACTCCTTAATAAAGCTATAAAAGATTATGAGGAACCATTGTTGGATCTTATTAAAAGTGATATGTATGCTGATATTGAACCCTTAAATGATAAAGAAAATGTTATGGGTCGTCCAGGATGTAAATTTATAGATGCTATTAAATTAAGTACATCTATAGGTTATCCTCTTGGTGGCAACAAACGTAACCATATTGTTGAACATGATGAGGTTATTGATTTCACGCCAGAGATTTGGGAGGAGATAGACCGTTGTTTGGCATGTTATAGAAAAGGTGAACGTGCATTCCCTATAGCTAAAGCTGTTAAGAAGGATGAAGTCGTTTCTAAGGATAAATGTAGGATATTCTATGGTAATCCCATAGCTTTGACCTTTTTAATTAGACGATATTATTTACCTCTTATCAGATTTTTGCAGCTTAATCCATTATTATCTGAATGTGCTGTCGGAGTGAACTGTCATGGACCAGAATGGGAGCAATTACATCAGCATATGCTTAAATATAGCGATGAGCAATTGAGAAGACTAATAGGTGGTGATTATAGTAAATATGATCAGAAATTACCATCCCAATTGATTCTTTCAGCCCTTAGTATTTTGAATAAATTAGCTAGGGCTCGTGGTTATTCTGAAGCTGATATGTTGATAATGGAATCCATGGCTGGTGATATAGTTTATGCGGTCATCGCGTTTAATGGTGATTTGATTAGTTTGACTAGTGGAGCCCATATTAGTGGTAATTCATTAACGGTTATCATAAATGGTATTTGTGGTAGTTTGAATGCGCGTCTCTTTTGGTATAGTTTGAATAAAAATATACCTTTTAGAGAGGCGGTTGCATTTATGACTTATGGTGATGATAATTTAGGTTCCGTTAGTGAAGAACATATAGAATTTAATATATTAAAGTTTTCAGAGTTCCTTGCAAAGTATGGTCAGATTTATACCATGCCTGATAAGGAAACTGAATTAACTGAATGGTTGAAACCAGATGATTTCGAATTTTTGAAGCGTAAAAGTGTTTATAATTCGGACCTTGGTTTACATTTAGGAGCCTTAGTTGAGAATTCTATATTTAAATCCTTACATTGTTATTTAAGAGAAAAGGGATCTCCCAATACAAAGGAGATGGCTTGTGCTCTCAATATAGATGGTGCATTGCGCGAATGGTTTAACCATGGTAAGGTCATATATGAGTCTAGGAGGACACAAATGAGAGATGTTGCTAGTCAAGCTGGTATCTCTCACATGTGTTCCGAATTGGATCTCACTTATGAAGATAGGCTTCAAATATGGCGCAATACGTATTTGGAGCAAAACCTCGGATAGGTTTTAAAACTGTCCACCCCGTAGAATCATGGGGTTCTTGTGTATAGTTAAAGAGTTCACGTTATATATGGTTACCAGTGTAAATAATGTTTTGCATATATTTGTATATTTATATTAGGCTTTGTAACGTAAGTGCCGAGAGGCGCTCCTATTTAGGAGAGGTTAGCTACCGAACAAAATAGCCGTCTATATCTGATAAGTGTGGGATATAGGATGAAACAATCGCTTACTTCAATTTATATAAGAAATGCCGGAGACATGAATCTTCATTACTTGACAAATGTAACCCCAGGTTGTCTAGTAATTAAGTTATTTGAGGTTGAGCAAGATAGCGGCTCACACAGCTATCAATCAGGTTTTCAGCCATATCAACCACAATCTGGAGTTGATATATCCATGAGCACTAATTCTACTATTACTGCCAGGAATATCAATTTTATTGAGGGAGATGTGCCTAATGTAGCCACTGTTCCTAGTGCAAAGGATAGTACATATTTACAGCGTCAAACCAATGATGTTGATTTAAATAATTTCTTTTCACGACCCTCTGTTATATATACTTATCAGTGGGGTACAGGATTATTACCATATGAATTATTTAATCCTTGGACTGCATATTTTAATCAACCTAGAGTAATTAATAGGTTGGCCAATTTTAATATGCTTCAAGCGAAGTTACATTTGAAATTTGTCATCAATGGTAATGGTTTTTTATATGGGCGACAAATGGTGTCTTATGTGCCATTTCAGATACAGGATGCCTTTACAAATTTAACATCATTAGGACAAGACGCCATTCAGGCCTCACAGTTTCCACATATTTATTTGGATCCCACGATGTCTAAGGGTGGTGAACTAATATTACCCTTCATTCAGTTTTTTGATTATCTTAGGATTCCTCAGGTTGCCTATGATACAATGGGCGATATTAATATAAGAACACTTAATGTTTTAAAGCATGCTAATGGAGCATCTGACTCAGTTACTGTAACTGTTTTTGCTTGGGCTGAGGATGTGGTTCTGTCAGGACTCACTTCAGTTGATCCTACATCTATTTCACCACAGAGTGGTTATGAGCCACACATGGGTGAGATTGAACAAGCTAACACTAGTGGTATAGTTTCTGGTCCGGCAACAGCGATTGCTAAGGCTGCTGGAGCATTAACATCAATTCCCATTATAAAGCCATATGCTAGAGCAACAGAAATGGCTGCAGGTGCTGTAGCCGCTGCTGCTAAAGCATACGGTTATTCTAGGCCTATCATTTCTAAAACTCCCGATTATTTGGTTCCTAGACCAACATCAAGTTTATGTAATGTCACTGTTCCAGATTTGGCTCAGAAGCTAACTTATGATGATAAGCAGGAATTGACTATAGATCCTAAGGTAATGGGATTGGATGAAAAGACTGATAGTTTAGCTATTACAGCTATATCTACTCGCGAATCTTATTTAGTACAATTTCCTTGGGCCGTTGACACAGCTCCTGAAACATTACTTTTTAATATTAAGGTGTCTCCTGTTGTTTGGCATACTGCTAGTGGTTCTCCACAGACTTCATTTCATTTACCGGCATGTTGTGCAGCAGCTGTACCATTTAAATATTGGACTGGTACTATGAAATATCGATTTCAAATAGTGTGCTCCAATTATCATAAAGGTAGGCTGAGAATAGTTCATGACCCTCAATTTTCAGTTGGAGGTGATCAGCATAATGTTCAGTATTCGCATATTATGGATTTAGCTGAATCACATGATTTTACTATTGAGGTGTCGCCTGCCCAACATACTACTATAATGAAACACCATGATATATCTAATGCTTTATTTTCAGATGTTTGGTCTCTCACTCCTTTTACTGCAGTTCAAACTAAACAAGATGTGCCTCTACATAATGGTTTATTGAGTGTTTATGTTACAAATCAACTTACTGTCCCTAATAGTTCTATCAACAATGACATATCCGTCAATGTCTTTGTTTCAACGGGGGATGATTTTGAGGTCTTTGTTCCTGATTCTACTTTTAGAAAATTTACATTTAGGCCACAATCAGGTTATGAGGAGGATGGTCAGAATACAGATAATCCTAGTGCACCACAGCAAGAGGAAGAATATCATTTGGGTACCGCACCATCACTTAATCCTAAAATAAATCATGTTTTTGTAGGTGAATCTATTAAATCATTTCGTCAGGCTCTGAAACGTTATAATTTACATTCAACTATTAGTACGAGTCTTAATTCGACTTATCAGCAAATTTATTATAGGCAATCTTGGTTTCCATATTGGAGAGGAAATATTCCCAATGCAGTCCATGAAACATCTACCAACACTCTTTATAATTATTGTAATACTGTATTACTTCATTGGGTGTCAATTATGTTCTCAGCTATGCGGGGATCAATAAGGTATAAAATTTTGCAGGGGTTTCAAAATGAAGGAAGCGTTGCTCCTACAACAGGATACATAACGCGTTGGTCTGATGAGGAGCCAGCTTATGGTCAGGAATTTGCGTATAATAGAAGTGCAGCTACACCTTTTGGTTCAAAATCAGAGGCTGCTTTTTCAGCAATTGATATAGGTGGTACATCAAATCCAGCTTTGGGTCATGATGGCTCTATATATTATAATTCTCAAATTAATCCTGCTGTTGAGTTTGAAGTTCCATTCTACACTCCTTATAGATTTATACCTGGTAAGCATATATCCTGGACAGCTTTGGATACATTTTTGGTTGGCGGATTTACTATGCGGATGAAAGCAACTAGAGTAAATTCATGGGATATTCATGTCGCAACTGGAGAAGATTTTAATTTGGGTATGTTTACTGGTATGCCACGTATATATCTTAATCCTACAAATCCCTCTCCTAGCACTGTAGTATAAGTGCGTTTTGGCTGGACTGGCCCGTCATTCATATTAAACTCGAATATGAATTTGCAAATATGTCCCCAGTTTAAGGAACTGGTGTGTTAGAGTATAGCACGACTTCTAATCCTGAAAGGGTTGGCTTCACTGAGCCAAGATGCCTGTGCAAGGTGTGTAAACTTACATACCCCAAGTGCAAGTTCAGGCATGTACTTAAATTAGTGAGCAGTTAGCGTACTGCAAACAAATCGAGAGATTTGTTATACGTTACCCCGATGTGACCTCGGGGGGATCGAATGATCTGGGCTTGCGTCCGCGTTATTATTGTAATTCAATTTGGAATTTTATTAACGTCGGCGTAAGTCGATGTGATTTTTGGCCAAATTGGGTTACAACTTTTAACGGCGAGTCCTGCTCCACAGAAAGTGGAGACTTGCAAGGCAGTACTATTTTTGCGTGCCTTGCCCGTAGGGTCGTAATTG